CTGATTTGAAGCAAGGAGGGCAGCTCTGGTTTGCAGAACTTTATTAATCTCTTGCTGGATCTTAAGATTTCCGGCGTCGCCTTGGGCCATTACTTATTCGTCCTTAGACAGCATTGAATTGCTATACGCTAAGTATTAGCAATACAAAGGTTGCTATAACTACTATAATTGCCAGGGTAAGCCAGTAACATCCTTATATCTACGAGAGGATTCTTTTTTCTCTTGAATCAGCGCTAAGACCTCATCCAAGCTTGTATTGTCTGAGTTTAATGCTTCGTATAGAGCGCGGCTTTTTCTTGCAATGTCACAAAAAGCATTAACTTTCTCTTGAGAGCCCTTGATTGAAACTCCGGCCTCAATTCCCATAATGTATTTTGCGATCGAAGCATTCATTGTATCTAGATAATTTTCCATGAAAATCCTCCTACAGATAAGTATACGATCGCTTAATTATGTGAATCTGCGAAGTTTAGAAGGTACTTGTGCTCTAGCACGACCCTGCATGGCACGAGCATCAGCCTGGTTGGTGTGTGCTGCTCTTGATGCACCACCGTCTTTCGAATTGGCGCGCTTGATTTCTTTGTTGAGGCGCTCCAAGAACCAGATCCTCTGCCACACAGGAATATTATAGCACTCCACATACGTGAAGCCCATATAATACATAAGAGTAAATATCTGATCTAGATAGATCTCTTTGGCCGAGTGCGCGTTACTCGGTGTCAGGCCAAAAAAAGTTTGCACCCATGGGAAGGCGCACCTCCGATGATTCAAGACAATGAGGGCAGTCCATCCATGCTTTCATGTCGATACCTGGCTCATTCTCATCCATATGGCGCCTAATCGTCAAGGAATCCCTTGCCGGCATATTACGAATGAAATGTTGAATCTTGGCCTTGTCTGTAATGTTGTCAATTTGTAGAATAGAATATATCAACTTTTGAGTGACTAGATTATCAGCTTGCATTCCCTGCTTCTTTCGGCGCTCTGAAGCTACTGTAATTTCAGTCTCATCTTGGCCTGTCAGGAAACGATATCTGATTTTCTTCTTTGTAACTGGTACCTTAACTTCAAAAGCATTGGCACCCTCGGCAACGGGTTCTACTTCTAGACGCTTGATCTTGAGATCTGTAAGCATAAAAGACTGCTTTGATCTTTCACTGCATGAGGGGCAATCAACTTCTACTGAATAGTCTCCGCCGTAACCCGTAACACGAATCGCAGTCATAATAGCATTTCTATCACCCGACAGCATTGCGTCTGGGTCAATATCCTTATTAATCAAACATGATTTGATTAATTCTGTAATGACTGTGCCCTTTTTAATTAGGGTTCTTGATGTGAGGATATCTTCGTCTCGAGCTGTCATTGCTCGAATCTCTATTGTTTCTTGCCCATGTAAGGGTGAGTCCGTAGGATACACACGGCCCTGAGATGGGAGAGGAACTGACTCTACTGGAATTTCGAATCCGAAATCGTCCTTCATGACATTTCGTGTGGGCATTGCTGCAGATACTCCTCCAGGTGCTCCAAAGACTTCATTTCTAGATTCTCTTGTGGGCTGATCAGACACTTAATTTCTCCTTGCTAGCTTATTATAGTCTAACGACTAATCATCATCAGCAAACCATGTGCTGTAAACTAAGACAAATCTATTGTGATAAGAGCATAGAGTAAAATAAAAAAGGGAGAGCTAACGCTCTCCCTTTTAGGTTATATGTTTTAGTTCGACTTAGTACTGGAGTACACAGTTATCAAAACGAATTGATAGTGAAACCTCAGTAGCATCCTCTGCACCGTAATCCAAGTCACCGAATGTAGCATTCGTAAGGAAGCAACCCTTGAGGTCCCAAAGCTCAATGACGGTTCCGACTGGATCTAGTAGCTTAAGTTGACAATCACGCTTATAGAAATCAGCATAACCTGCACGTCCGGAGACAGACTCAAAGTGAGTTCGTACCCACTCCATAACCTGTTGAGCACCTGATGGTGCGATCGGATCATGCAATGTTACTGAAATTGCCTCGAACTTTGTCTTACCTGCAAGGTAACGAGTAGAGTTCATGTAAGGAATTTCCTGCTCTGCGATTGTAACTGTTGGTCGAGCAGCAGTCTTCATAAGGAAGGCATCGATGCCTTCAATAGCGAAGACCCACCGAAATTTTCTTTTCGGCTCAAACTTATTGGGTAGCATGTCTGTGACTGAAAGTGTCTCTGCCATTTTCTTATCTCCTAAAAGCCTTTGACGTATCTAAATATCGCCGTCGTCTAGTTTTTATATCTCCGCACCTTGATTGGTCACAACAAAGTCTAGAGAGATGAATTCCACCGAACGTGTCGGCTGTAAGAAGATCTTTCCTCTGATTGTGTTGTTCTCAACATCTGCTTGAGTTGTTGTTGTTGTGTCTATCTGAACCTTGAACCTATCCAGACCCTGCTGAGCTTGAATCTGCTGAAGCACTGGATTAACTGCCGCTGAGAATCTTGCCAGTGTCTCAGCCCTGTTCGGCTCGAACAGAAGAGAATTAGCGATTCTTTTAACACGACGACGAATCTCAATCAAGAGACGACGAACATTTACTCGATCAAGCGCACTTTCAGCTGCCTGTAGTGTCTTCTGTCCGAAGACGACGACTCCCGGTGTTTGTGGGAAGCTTGTAATCGGATTGATGTCCGCTTCGTAAAGTGCATCTAAATTAGATCGGTTTAGTTTTACCTGAGACTCTAGGACCGTCTTCAATGCACCTCTTGTAAATCCTGCAGGGGCAAACCATGGATGAGCTACAGTATCGTTAAGAGCGAATGCTCCAAGAACTGCAACTGATGGTGGACACTGAAGATTAGAATGTGTTGCCGGGTCAGTGATAACCACATCTGGGTAATACGCCGCGGCGAATGAACTGTCTAAGTTTCTAGATTCGAAGTTATTGACTGTGTAAGTCACAGAAGGTAGCTGAACTGAGGAACCTGTGACAAATGAATCATCCATGTCCTTCTCTTCGATGTCCATGATATACATCGCGTCAAACCTGTCTTCTACAGCATCGATTGCGTAATCTGTAACAGCATTGTGTCGAATTCCTGGAATGGCTAACAAGTGGATATCCACATCTGCCTTCTCTTCCATAACATCGATCGCCTTTCTGTAAGACGCGATAGTCGGACCAGATACCCCACCTTGCTTCGTATCATCACCGAACTCTCTTCGAGCAGCAATATCTGTCAATGCAGCCTTCTGCTTGTCAAAGATGTTAACACCATCAAATCCACCCTGTGCAAAGACAGAGAACTTAAGGTACTTGCGGCTTGGCAAGTGGTTGAAGTCCTTGGCAGGATCGAGGAATCTTGTCACGTCTTGCGGATAAACAGTCCCATCTGAATCTGTAAGTGTTGAAGCCAGTGCGCTATCTCTACGATAACGTGCTGCGCCCCAACGCGCAGATACCGGTCTGTCTGTTGAGCCAGTAGAAACCTGAATGTTTTCTAGAGTGAACTTATTCCTATTGAATACATCGCAGTCCACCACGATCGAGCCAGTGTCTGATGTGCCATCATTATTTCCTACCGACACATTGGCCCACGAATCCTGGAAACGTGGGAAATACTTGGTGAAGGAAGATATAGACGTATCGATCCTATTAGCTGCATTCAAATCCTTTGCGTTGTCCTGGATTTCGAATTGAACGCCCCAGTTCAATGAAGCATTTAGCTTCTTCTTAAGACCTGTCCCCTGAACAAGACTTCCTCTTAGAGGCAGCGGTCGTTCTTTAAGGCTACCAAGCTCACCCTGTGTCAAACCGGATGTTCCTGTGAGATGACCCATTACAAGGTTTGTTGTTGCATCACCAGCAGTTGAAGAGCCACTAGTATTCAAGTGGTGAGGTCCCTGGAAACCTACTGGGAGCGCTGTTCCGTCAATAGAAGCTCGTTCTACTTGAGTATGTACTTCAACTCTAATGTAGCGAGACGTGTTTGGATGAGATCCCTCTATGCGAAGCTTCTGTCTTCCCTTTGGCTGATCGAAATCGTAGTACATGCTAAGATCACCGATCACTCTAGAGAGGAATCTATCAGATGTTGGATCTAGACTAAGTCCTCTGAATGCCTCAAATACGACAGGATCCTGATCAGTATCATAGAAGTCTCTGACGAGTAGGTCAAATTTTCCGTACTTTTTATTGCTATTATTGCTAGCAGCAATGTTCTCAATCGTTATCTTGAAAAGATCGTTTGCTCGGGCTCCATCATCTATCGCGTGAACCCTGAACAATTCCTTGTTTCTTCCACCATACTTCTGTGATATGAACCAGGGTGTGTGAGCAGTTCGGAAACGATCTTCGAAGTTCTCATAATTGGGTACGTTAGAATTACCGCTGTTACGTCCCTGTGTTCCAGAGAGAAGCAGTGCAGCTTCTGTTGCGGCCGCCGAAAGCCCTGTGCCGTCTGCAATAGCAATAGATGGGTGAATATCCCACCAAGCGTACAAGAGATGACCGGCTTTCTGGAGGCTCTCTGCATCAGTATTGAAAACGTTTGAGAAGTGCTCAGCAGCAGTCGGATCAAAAGATGCCGTTATAACATTGCTGTACTGATCCCCAGCTACGTGTCCGTTCAGCAGCATTACGAAACTCTGCTTGCCGTTTGTATTAACAATAGTACCGTGTGAGGCACCCGCATCGCCCTTAGCACCACCGCCTGTGAAAGTGGCGGGTGCAGTTACATTAGTGAGGCCATTTGTGATCGCAGTATTACCTGCTACACCTGCGGTGGCCTGGATCAAAGTTATCACTCCGGCGACATTGCTCACGAGAATCTTGCCGTCGTGCCCGTTAGCGTGTTCAATACAGAGTTCGATCGCGTCAGCAATTTCAGTAACAGTGCCACCATGCTTAAACTCATTTAGAGCGGCATTTGTGGATGACGCAGCTTTATATGTTTTAGATGTGGTGTCTGATGAAAGGATTGTAAGCTCATCATTAATAGCGACATTGCCAGCAACTGTAAGGGTAGCCGCGCCGGCTTGAGCTGTTGCCTCGCCGAATCTGTATGTTGCTGCTGTTCCGTCTGGTGTATTGACCAAGTTGTACGCGTTCTGACTTGCAACCGAAGAGGAAAGTGTTAAGTTAACTCCTGAGGCTGCCATAACCATTCCGCGAAGAATTGGGAAAGCGCGTGTAGCAGAAATTGGTAGACCTGCATCAGAGAGCACCGTTGTTGAAGCCTTCTGTGTCATCAAAGCGCCCAGCAAGAATGTTCTTCCTACCACGCCGCCATGAATCGCGTATCTATTGTATCCTTCTAAACCGTTGTCCCATACCTGTTCGTCACCAACAACGAATCCAGCGTTGTTCACGCGTCCGGAGTTATTCCCTCCAGCGATTCTCTGCTGTGCATCGCCAACGCCTAGAACTCTAACATAAGTTCCGGCTCTGGCGTTTCTCATCCATTCGTTTATTGCTAGTGGTCCAAACTTCTTTCCGTCTGTTCCACCAAACTCAGCAACAAAATCTTGGTATGTAGCGAAGGTTATTGGTACAAAAGCACGTCCTTTCTGAGCGGTGCCAATCACTCCTGCGGGTGTGCCTTGTGGTGTTAATGCTGTAGGTCCGGAAAGATCAATCTCTCTTGAACTTACGCCTGGGCTTTTAAATGTCAGCTCGGCCATCTGCTTATGCTCCTAACTGTGCGTCTGTCATCAGAATATACGTATTCATTACTCGAACGATACCCCGCTATTGGTTATTATAAAGTCGATCGCGATGAACTCTACCGCGCGTGTTGGTACAATCACGATTCGTCCATTCATCTTATTAGATTCAACATCTTCTGAATTGTTATTTGTGTCATCGCAAACAACCCTGAATTGTTCAATCCCTGCCTGTGCTTGAACGAGAGCCAGAAGTGGAGTCACTTGGTTCACGAACCTGTCTCTAGTCGCAGAATTATTCTGCTCAAAGAGTAGCTTAGTTGCAATTGCACTCACAAGACGCTTAACTTCAAGGAGGAGCCTTCTAACATTGACTCTGTCTAGTGCTGACTTAGCCATTTGGAGCGTCTTCTGACCGAAGATTACAAACCCACCCGATGGAAATACTGCAATCGGGTTAATTCTAGAATCATACAGAGCATCTCTGTCACCTGCATTTAGTCTTACATCAACATTTGCAACTGCATCCAGAGCGCCTCTGTTAAATCCAGCCGGCGCGAACCATGGATATGCAACCTTGTCATTGAAAGCCAGCGCTCCCAATGCAACTACTGATGGTGGGACTTTGACATTTGTCCTATTGACGGGATCATTTAGATACACGTCTGGGAAGTATGTTGCTGAGTAATTATTATCAATCGCTCTAGATTCGAACTGTTCTGCTGATTCTCTTACATCAACCTTTTCTGTTGAATCATCAAAGAGACGCAATGAATTCTTGTCGTAGTTTAGCATGTCCACCAAGTAGATCGCCATGCTGTAGTCTTTTACCTTGTCCATGGTGTAATCAGTGATAAACGAATCACGCATACCTGGAATAGCTAGTATATTCACTCTGGAGGACATAGGATCTGTAAGAATATCTACAGCACTTCGGAACGACTTGACGATGTTGTTTTTCTTTCCTGTTCCGGAAAGGCCGCCTGTGTCAGTGTTTGCTAGTCCTAATCCGCCGTCGAATGCATCTCCAGCTTTTCCGCCAGTATCCTGTGATGTTGCCCTGTCAGTCATTAGCCTGTTATCTTTATCGAGAACATTAAGACCGTCGAAACCACCGTAGAAAACCGTATTAAACTTACAGAATGACTGGAATCTGTTGAAGATTGTTGACGATGAATGCACCAATGTTGCTAACGTAATTCTGCCAGACCTGATCGTATCATGAACTGTGTAATCTGAAGCATCTGGTGTACCATTTCTTATGTAAGCTGCCTCAAGCATATGATCCTTGGCAGTTCCTGTTATATCAGAAATATGACCAGAAGCTAGCTGATTTTGAAGTGCGACTCTCGCCAACGTGAACTTATTGTTATTGAAGAGGTCCTTACCTGAGCCTGTGACCAGTGTGTCTAGCTGGGAAATTCCCTGGAACTTGGTATACGCACTGACTAATGGATTCGGTTGACCACCGATGTTTGTGTTGAGTACTGCATTTGCCACAGATCCTTGATCTGCAGATGATGTCATTGGAAGTCTTTCGAACTTCACACCCCAGTAAAAGCGGGCATCGACTCTTTCGTTCGTTCCCACCTGACCCACTGCAAATGATGTTGCAGTTGAGATTGCGCCGCGTGTGCACTTGAATCTAAGTGGTAGTGGCGGAACAATCGATCCTGTGAGACCTGATGAAACTGAATTGCCACTTATATTGTGACCACCCAAACGAACAGGTGAATTGCTTCCAACAGCACTATTGTCTCCGTCTACAAGGTTTCTTGTCGAAAGATCAGTCAGTGTATTAGAAGTCTTAAGAACTGGAAGCCCACGAAATCCGAATGGTAAAGCTTCTTTAGGCATGCGTCCCAACTCAACGTTGTCGTGCATTCTAATTCTAACCCTAGAAGACTTATTCGGGTACTTGCCGCTGATTACCAAGCGCCGTTCGTCGTCGTCTGCAGCATCAAAGTTATAAGAAACCTTCTTGTCACCGATCTTTCGAGCAACATAATTCTCATGAGATGGGTCCAAGTTGCATTCGGGATAGTACTCTATAATCTCAAGATTAAGATCTGTGTCATCAAATTTTCGAACTTGAACATCAAATGTTCCAAATGGATCCTTGGGGTCAGATGACTTTCTCAAATTAGCAATTGAGACCTTGTACTTGTTGTTTGCCCACGCGCCGTCGCTTATTGTTTCAAAGTGGAACAGATCAAATTCTGCAGAACCAAAAGGTTGAGAGATGATCAGAGGCGTTCTGGGTGTGGAGTATCTCGTGTCGTGTCGACCGAACAAATCTCTATATGCAGATGTTGTATCATAACCATTAGTTGTTGTACTAGCAGATCCTGAAAGGAGTGCCACAGCACCAGCTGTAGTTGATACGGATGCAATTTCATCCTCAACTGCGTAATCTAGCCAAAGAAGATGCTCTTCTTCCTGGAAGCGATCCGGGTCTGTATTTAGAACCTTGGAAATGTATCTTCCGCTATTTGGATCTAGAGAAACCTTGAATATTCTTACGCCCGCATTGCTTTCATCATTTGCGAAATCAGCGCCAGACGAAGATGAAAGTGCTAGCTTAAAGTAATTGTGCCCAATTCCATCTGTATCACCTGCTGTTGCGAGTGAGTCACGAGCTGATGCATGACTTGCAAAAGTTTGTCCATGATCCAGAGGTTCAAAACGAGAACCTGTTGGAGTAAAAAGAACCGCACGTATCAGATTAACCTTGTCATCGCCTGAAGATAACCGCTCCTTAAAGGAGTCGTTATCTGTATATACTGGGTATCCTGCGGCCTCAAGGCCACTGCCATTGTCACTTCTTAGATCATGTGATGCTGCAAGGAACTGTACACATCCAAGGTGTTGTCCCACTAAAGAATTTTCAGTAATTGCTGTGCTTGCGATCTTAAAACCAGCATTTTGAACGTATCCGCCCTGTGCTGAGTTTGCTCTATGTGTGTCTGTTTCATTAGCACCTGCGCCCAATACACGGACGAAAGTTACTGAATTTTTATGCTTAAGGAATTCTCTGACTGCGTAGGGTCCAAATCTATCAGAGCTTAAAGCTCCAAATTTGGCTTCAAAGTCTGCTAAAGAACCCACTGTCACTGGGACGAAAGCAGGCCCCTTTACTGCTGTGCCTATCACGCCCGCTGGGGTTCCGAGCGGAGTTGCGCGTCTCGCAGAAAGATCAATTTCCTGCTCAAAAAATCCTGGTGATCGGAATGTCTGCTCGGCCATCGAAAGTATCTCCTTAGACTCGTGTCATCCTTAGATAAGTATTGAGAAGAGACTCAAAATTCCCTGCGTCAAATAAGGTGATTGACATATAAGTTTGAAACTGCTTTTTATTAGTCATCTAGCTTAATCCCACTCAGCTTTTTTGTTTGCCCTTCTCTGTACACTGTCTCGCCTTTTCTTTGATTTCTAGTTTTAATTTTTAGTATTGTCTTTTTAGGCTTTCCTGTAAATGGGTCTACCTCTACTCTGTAAAGATCTACGGCAGATTTTCCCGCTGTGAATCCCCCTAAAGATGTGCTGTCATTCTTATTTATGCCTCCCGTAGCCGCCTTTACCATTGGATCGTTAGACTTTTGACCGGTCGACGTGCTTATAGAAGGCGATGCTGATGAAATGCTGGGCCCTGCGCCTGGTACGTTCACTCCCACTGTGCCCATAGCAGATGCTGCTGCAGAAGAACCGGGTGACTGTCCAGGAAGAGGATCGTCCATTGTTGCAATATCCTGCAAAACATACGCAACAGGATCGGCACTAGGAACTGAGCCTACTGGGCTTGCTACAAACGGAGTACTTAATTGTGTGGTACCAAATTCCATTGTAGGCGCTGAGATTGTCCTTCGTATTCCGGAGGGTGCACCCGGATAATCTGGCATAATAAGATACCCAGTCACACGAAATTCGAAGTTGTAACGGACCAACCGCTCATTATCAGTAAAATCGTCGTGATTATGCCCTGGCTGAAATTCCGATCCAACATATCCCACAAACCAGTAGCCCTTATCTGTTTCTAGACGAAAAGATCTCGCATGATTATTTTGATATGTGCTCATTACTGCCATCATCATATCATTCATCTGTTGTGTATACTGGGACCAAAATGTGACGTCATACGTTGCTTGGTAGAATTTAACAGGAGGGATCGTAATGACCTCGTATATATTGTCGCTCAAAGACGGAGTCAAGAGCCTCCCAGACCTCACTTCTGAGCTGGCAGGACTACTGTTTCGTCTAGACGCCACAGTTCCCGGCTTAGCTCCGGAGCCCTTCGGCCCAGTCTCCAAATTTAGAGGGCTGGGAGAGTCTGCCTGATTTTTTAAGCCCAGGCTATTTTTAAGTCTTTTATACACTGCGCTTTCTTTTGCAATTCTCTTTTTTACAGTGATTGGACTACCCTGACCAGGTCCTGTGCCCGTTTCAGGTACTTGAGAAACTGCAGTTCTCATTATCGATATCAGCGGCAGTATCAAAGCATTTGCCCTATCACGAAGAGGCTCTTTGCGACGAAGAACAGCAAATCTTTCTCCTGTGGCAAAGATGACAGGAATTTTCTTCATCTCACCCTTTTGGAGATATTCTAAAGGAATTTGACGATTAAAAAGGTCGAAAACTGCGCGGTCAACATCTTCAAGAGTACATGGGGGTACAATGAAGTCTTCGGGTATATCATTACCCTCATAGCCCATTGCTTGACTGTTTGAAGTAGCCTCTT